TCTTCCGATCTCCAACTGAACCCTGCGCACCAACAGCCCCCTGTGCGCCAGTAGGTCCAACATCACCTGTATCACCCTTTGCACCAGTCGCACCCTGTGCGCCTGTCGCACCAATATCTCCTTGTGGACCTTGTGGACCTGTCGCACCCTGTGGACCGACTGCACCTTGACTGCCCGTAGCACCAGTATCACCAACAGCACCTTGTGCGCCTTGTGGTCCTGTTGCACCAGTTGCGCCTTGCGAACCTTGTGCGCCTGTAGCACCAGTTGCACCGACTTCGCCTTGTGGACCTTGTGGACCTGTCGCACCAGTTGGTCCAGTAATACCTGTTGCACCTTGTGGTCCTTGTGCGCCTTGCGCACCAGTTGCACCTGTATCGCCTTTCAATCCTTGTGGACCAATCGAACCTTGTGCGCCTTGCGCACCCGTAGCCCCTGTAGCCCCTGTAGCACCAGTTGATCCTGTGTCACCCTTTGCACCTGTAGCACCTGTCGGACCAATCAAACCCTGTGGACCTGTCGCACCCGTAGCACCAGTTGCGCCTGTTGCACCTTGTGGTCCTTGCGCACCAACATCCTGAATAGAAACAACCTGATTGGTTTGCGTAACCGTCACATTGTTGTTCTCTGTCACCGTAACTGTGAACGGTGTATCAGTGAGCGTTACCGTCATCTTGTGACCTCAGCATTAACAGTGAAAGTTCCCTGCACCAGTCTCGTAACAGTTGCACCGTTGATCAGTTCAAGATCATAAACATAATCACCTGCCGATACTGCAGCCATATCAGTTGCAGGAACAGACAAAGTGATAGTGCCTAACGATCCACCAAGAACAATCCTGCTGTTCTCTGTAGTCAATGTGAGTGCTGTGGTGGCAGCGAAATAGTCGGTGCGAACCTGCATACGGGCTGTGTAACCAGTGAGATTCACGGGAACATTGTTGGCATCTTTCCAAGTTAAAAGCCTAGTGAAAGTTGCACCCTGTTCTGCTGTGATGAGATATGTTCCTGCTGTCATAATGCCCCGATTGTAACACTCAACTAAGAGCGTTAGTTGAATCCAAAACCCCAAACACAGCATCATTCAACAGCAACGGATCAACCAAATCTGCCACAGCCAACCCATATTCAACCGTATGCGAACTAGGCGAAATCACATGACGGATGTTCTCAATACTGTATTCCTTCGTAACGCTCGCAGGTGTGCCCGTTGGATATGTGCGTGTAATACTCACAACATCAGCAATATCTAACCGTGTCAAAGTTCCCTGATCTGCAGCCCCCAAACGGTTGTATATGGTTTGCAGTTTGTCAAACCTGTACTCAGGCTCTTTGTATCTGTCCAACAAATCGGTTGCCAACACCAACGCTGCAGCATCATCCACAAGCAACAACCCTGAAAGGTTGAGAGTAGAAATCCCGTACTCTGTTTGCGAATCAACATCATTCGCAGTTTGATCTGTGCCACCCTCAACAGAACACACCACCTTGTTATACAGGAACTCTTGACCGTACATAACAGACAGACTGGTGTACGGGATATTTGTGCCAGCGTCAGAAAAAGTTGCTGTAGGCGAACTGAATGATGAAGTCACACGATCAGTAAAAGTTAGATCACCGTTCGCTGCAACAAAGAAATAGCCTTGCTCACTTGTACCAACCGACTGCAAATAGGTAAGAACATTCGTGTTCGCATCAATATCAAATGTTGCACCACCACCCAACGCTGCAGCACCCGTATCAATGTCTCTAGTTTCAGGATAGTTCACCTCTGGTAGATCAAGAATTGCTGTAACCCGTGAACCCGAAAGTTCCTCTGTAGGGGTTATCGGATTCTCTGTGAAAGTGTTTGCTAACAAAACGAAATCATCTGCAGCCGTGATCGTCACATAACTGTTCTCTGTAGTCGCATTAGGGTTGTTTGGCTCATACAAAACATCTATATCTGTGATACGCCCCGTGAACAAAGCAACACCACCAGATAGCACCGTAACTTTTCGGCGTGGTGCAACACCAGACCTACCTTCAACACTGTTCCAATATGGGGAACTTTCGTTAATCGGATCAAACCTTCGATCACGGTTCAATAGTCGAACACTACAATTACCTGCGTTGAAGTTTTGCAACTGGTCAGATCGCCCCCGTGAAATAGAAACCTCTTGCGCATACTGCGACACATCATCACTAACAATCGCACCACCAATAATGTCTGTATCCAAAACACCTAGCGTTGCAGAGTCCAAAGTGAACGGATCAACAGGGAAACCCAACTCCATGAAAATCTGTATGTTCTCACCCCATGCAAGCGTGGTCATGTCATGCAACCTTTAGTGGTAGCGCACCATTCCTGCGTTGGTAACGGGTCAGCACATCAACAATTTCATCACCAAGTTTCGCAGGATCAGTACCCATACCAGCGTTGATTGTGAGGTTCACTGTCATACCTGACTGCAAACGATCCAATGGGATTACTGCTTCAGGTTGCCCTGCCTCAGCCAACAAACCAAGCGTAGGTTTCGTAACGATTCCACCAGTTGCAAACGGTGTGTAACGGCGCATAGCCAAATCATCAGCCTGCCCCCGTGAAAGAACACCACTAGCAACACCAGCCATTTCAGCAACACCAGCACCAACACTTGCACCAGTCGAATACCTAATGCCATACCTTGCTTCTGCAGCAGTAGCCTTCGCACCACCAACCCGTGACGCTTGCGCCTTTTCCTCAGCCTCAATCAAACGCTCAACTGCTTCCGTCTGACGATCAATCGCATCAGTAACAGCATCAGTCGCATCAACCTGTGCTTGTTTAGCGTCATTCAATTTGTCGAGCGCATCCGTGTATGCGTCAGTGCCTTCCTTAGCACCGTTCACAGCCTCATCAAGCAAACGCTCTGCCTCAGCAAGTGCATCAGTAGCCTCAACCTGTGATTCTGTTGCATCCGTTACCGACAGTTTCGCTTCAGCCAAAGCAATCTCTGCCTCACGAATAGCCTGCGCAGACGATGAAGGGTCAAGACGGATCGCAGCCAACTCTTTCTCTGCTTCACTTACAGCAAACACCGAACTTTCAACATCGTAACCAGCCTTCTCAACATCGCCCTGCGCCTTACGCAAAGCCAACTGGCGATCCTTCGCCTGCTTACTGTTCGCACCATAACCAGCAACAACCTGATTGAAATATGCCTGTGCGTCAGTCAGTTTCAATGTTGCTTCAGCAAGACTGGTGCGAGACTTCATCAAAGATTTGTCTGCGTCACGGGCAGACTTCTGTGCAGAACTCATCCCCTTCAACGCATCAATATATTTCTGCAACTTTTCACCAGCAGTCTCAACAGCCTTCGCTGCACCACCACTACCAGTTCCAGCAGCACCAGCAACATCTTTCAATGCCTTAACAACCTTCTGAACACCACCTTCTTTTTCACGCATAGCACCAGCAACCTCAGCAACGCTACCGATTTGTTTGCGTGCGCCTGCAGCAGCCGAACCAATACGCCCAAACTCAACCTCACCAATCTTGCCAATTTCTTGCAACCCTGCACCAAAGAAGTTCGCAGCCTTAATCAGCAAGTTGATTCCCGTGATGATGCCGTTGATCACCGTGATCCAAGCGTTCAACCAGTTCTCAATCAAACCAATAATGAAGTTGATGACAGAATTAACAACCTTGCGCACGATCTCAAACTTCATATACAAGGCAACCAGAGCAACGCCCAAAACAATAACGGCTGCAACGATTATGCCAATCGGGTTCGTCAGCAACGCAACCTTAAACAAGTTCTGCGAAATAGTCGCAGCGATAGTAACCAAACGCAACGCTGTGAAGGCTGCAGTCAAAGCAAGAATGGCATTGCCATAAGCACCCATGTTTGTTGTGAACTGCAAGAAGTCACCTGACAACATTTTGATTCCAGCACCCAAACCCTTTTCACCAATCACATCAGCAAGTTTGTTCAGATAAGGCACAACCTTCTGGATCACAAAGTTCGCAAACCGTTCAATATATGGAATCAGAATTGCACCAAACTCCTCTGCCACATTCCCCATCGCAACACGCATACGATCAAAACCCGTAGCAGACGCAGCAGCAGTACCACCAACCTGCGACTCAACCTCAGCCAAAATAAGTTTCTGCGCACCCAACACATCACCAGAAGCAACCAGCGTTTTGATCTGTTCCTTCTGTTGCTCTGTGAAGTTAATACCAGCCCTACGCAAAGCAGTAATACCCTTTTCAGGATCACTCAACGCCTTACCAAGTTGCATTGCTGCAGCATCAGCCGAACCAAACACATTGCCCAAATCCTGTGCCGTGATAACAGCACGATCAAAAATGTTGTTGCCCTCACCAACCTGATTCTGTACCTGTTTGAAAGTGAGCAACAAGTTCGCAGACTTCTGAATTAACTCATCATCAACACCAATCTGCATAGATAGTTGTTCAGATAGTTTGCTGACCTGTGACGCTGTGACACCTGCTGCCCCACCCGTAGCCTTAATGATCGCAGTTGTTTGCGCCATAACCTTCTGTGATTCATATGCTGCAGAGGCAAGTTTGAAACCGATAACACCTGCAGCAGCACCAACGGCTGCACCAACCTTTGCAACATTCTTGATTGTGTTGGTCAGCCCTTTATCGAATGTGCGCAAAGCGAAAGTGCTTTTGTTTCCTGCGCCCTCTAGTTTTTTGAAGTCAGAAATTGCACGGGATATTCCCTTGCTGTCAAAGGTGCTTACTATATTTACGCCAACTGCCATAGGGGTTATCCGTTCAATCGTTTTTGTACTTCACCATCAATCCTGCGAATTGAAGCCTCAACAGCCTTTTCAATCAACGGCAGATTCTTTTTCGTCTGAGGGTACATTATACGAGAACGGAAACCATCACCTGTAGATTGCTTGCCAACTTTGTCAAGGTTTGAAACAAACTTTTGACCTGCAGAAGCAGCAGGACCACGAGCGCCCTTTGTTGCTGAACCTGCAGTGTCATACACCTGACCACCAGCATCCATCTGTTGCAAACGAATCAAACCGTATTGCGCTTGACCACGAGGCTTTTTGGTCATGACAACAACTTTCACTTTTTTTCTTGCTGATGCAGCGTTGTATTCAGGCAATCGTGATTTGCTTGCAAGCCTGCCACCAGATGTATGCCAATTCATCAAAGGCTCATCAGGGAACTTGCGCCCCACAGCATCAGCAGCAGGTTGAGCAGACTGAATCAGATCAGCCTTAATGCGCTTAAAGGTTTCAACCTCATATTTGCGCAACTCTGCAAGCGTTTCACGCACACCATAAACATCAACATTGATTCCCATAATGCACAGATACTACTACCGTCTGCGTTTTGACTGTTCAGCCTTCTTGTTTAGATAGTCCAACATGGCTTGCAACATCACATTGCTTTCAGCCAACAACAAACTAGGCGCAATCCCTGTTTCGCACGCTAGGAAGGCAACGATCCAATGAGCAGAATCGTCACCTAGTCGGCTTTTGGGGCTTCGACTTCCTCACGGATTTCAACCGTAGTCACCGTGTTAATCCAATCAGGATCAAACTTCAAACTGGTTTTGCGTGTGCGTGTCTCACTATGCCACGCCAACCATGCAAGATCAGTTAAACGGATCTCTGTTTCAAAGCGTGCAACGCTGCGTGACCATGTGCGTTCAAACGCAACAAAGTCTGCAAACACAGCATCAACATCAGACTTTGTGCCGTCATTGAACTCAACCATTAAAGCAATTTTCATTGCAGTCTCCTTCTAATTGTTTGTGTTTATGAATTACGAAGTTGTTTTAACTAGCGTTCCACCAGTGAATGTCAATGAAGTCATTGCTAGTTCACCAACGGCTGCCGATACAGGTGTGTGGCTTGATAAGAATGTTCCACTCACGGTATAGAGAGGATTGGTTGCACTGGTGGCTGATGCCGTTGGGCGAACAGTAACGCTGGTCTGCTGCCCGACAAGTGGGAAAATTGTTGCTTCAACATTGGCTGCAGCGAAGTCCTGCATGAACTCAATCGTGATCGTGTTGTTCTGCAAACCACCAACAAATGAACGATTAGTTCCGAACGCAGTTACTTCAACTGATTCAATCTCATAATTCAGTTCAACGCTGTTTGCCCTGTTGCTCAGCACTACACCATTAACGGTGATGTCTGCATTTGTTAAAACGATTTGAGCCATGATTATTTTTCCTGTTCGCTTGTAACTGACTTAGAAACTTTTGCACTGACTTCAGCAAGATGACCTGCTTCAACCAATGCCTCAATGTTACACCCATCCAATGATGCGCTGTCCACTGTGTCACCCTGATTGCCTAAAGCAAAATTGTCACTCAACACTTTGTAACTTGCCATGTTTCTGTTTCCTATCCGTGAACTTCCACTTGCATTTGAATAACTAAAAACTGTGCGCCACCAGCATCAAGGCTGGTTATGTCTGCACCTGAGCGTACTATCAAAGTTGAACACACGCCACCAAGAGTCGGATCACCTTCGATTGCTGCACGCACACTTTTGCTTCCAGAATATGAAAGATAATCATCTAACTGTGCGTGCGCTGTGCGATCAAGATAACGACCCACGATCACAAACACAGTCCAATCCATAACCACATCACCACCTGCATAGGCTCTGTGATAGTTGATGCTGTTCAGTTGTGGGTATCCGAACGGAGGGTTTTCCTGTTCAGGTTGGTAACTGAATGTGCGCAAACCTGAAATGTTTGATAATGCTGTTTTCAGCCCGTTGGCAACTTGCGAAACGGTTGCAGGCATCAGATAACCCCAAACAACACATACTGGTTCAACAGGTCACGCACATCAGGATCAACAGCCCGAACCTGCAACGCCATATCAGCGAAACCAACCACACCAAGAGCAGCGTTCAAACGGGCAAACTGGCGCATAGCAAGAAGCACACACGCCTGCGACACATCAGCAGGAACAGCGTTCCAACCCCACTGTGCTGTCACCTGAACCGTAGGGAACGATGGTGTCACATACAACGGGAAAGTTGCCCCACCAACCATACGAGCATGAACATATGGATACCCTCGAATCACAGCATCAGTTGGCTCAAGAATGTAATCAACGCCCTGTGTGAGCGTGGTTGCATAAGTGCCGTTTGCTGTTGAATCAATCTTGATCGTCACCGTGCTACTAGACAAATCTTGTGGCATACGCAACAAATATTCGTTGATGGGATAAATGTTGATCGGTGTAGATGAAGTCTTGTAAAAGAACCTGCCTGTGTAACCGTCAATGCGCCTAGACGCAGACTCAATCGCCTTTTCTAGTAGCCCATCATCAACGCTGTCTGTGAGCCTGAGCGCAGATTTCACATCCTGCAGGCTGCAATAACCATTCACGATTGCCATCAGTTATCCCTTACGCTTAGAAGCAGCCTTGCGTGTAGCACGCTCTGCTACAGGCTCAACAGAAGCCGTTTCAACCTCTGCCACTTTCCCTTTGTGACCAAGCGCAACCAGCGCATCATCACAGGCTTTCACACGATCTTTCAAGCCTCTGCGCACATAACCTTCACGCTCAACCAGTAGGGCTTCAATTTGTTTTCTCATGCTGGAAATCATACACAATAGAAAAAGAAAGACCCCCAACACCGTTCAAGATGCTGGAGGTCTTTCGATCTAATCCGAAATGTTGTGTATCGGCTTTAGAAGGTTGGTGTGATTACCTAAAACGAAGGAGTAATCAATCCAGTGCCACCCACAAGGGCGAAAGCGTTTGGATAACGGTTCGCAGTAAATGCGCTGTATCCGTACACGATCATCTGAACATCAAGTTCAGCACCCTTTGGTTGCTCAAAGCGCAACATCATTGGTGAACCATCACCCTGTTCCCACAAGTGGGCTTCTTGGGTGTTACCGATGATGATGACATCCTCGTTAGTTCCAGTTCCGTTGGTTGTGGTCACATTGGCATCGGTGATTACTGGCAAGCCTGCAATCGTGTAGCCACTGTTTCCATAAACAACTGAGCCCGAACCTGCAGCAAAGTTATTGAATGGACCGTTTGCAGTTGGTACTGCCAATGGGCGATTCGTTGAGTCCACTGCTGCAAGGATGAAAGCCAAACGGCGTGGGTGCATCAAGATGAAGTTTGGTCCACCGAAGTAGTTGGTCTGAATCCTCTGAACACCATCCAAAATCTTTGGATACAGTTCTGCAACTGTTGGTGAAGCGTCAGTGTAGGTGACAACCTGCGAGATCACATTGGTTAGTGATGTTGCACTGGTGGTTACAAACAACGAATCAAGGTTGGTGTTGTATGCAGAAACGAGATCTGCCATCACCAATGAATCAATGCCTGTGCCACGCTCAAGAGCCTGACGGCTGACATTCTGCTGACCTGCAACGGTGACTACCGAAACATCAAGTTTCGTATCATCCATGTTGGTTTCCTGAACTGCTGCACCTTCAGTTTGCACTGCAGTTGCTGATCCAGTTGTGACCTTGCTGATGCTGATAACCAATCCAGAATCAGGAAGTTGATGCTTGCGAGCAACATCCAAGAACGGGCGACCTGCACGAGCGAACGGTGCTGCCAAGTCGGTGAGGAATTGTGGAACAACCAAACCAGCAAAGTTTGCACTGGTTACATCACGGCGTTCAATCTTTTCCTCGTTCATGTGACGGGCAAGGCGATCCTTTGCTGCGAAGTCGTTGTTGAACTGTGCAGCGTATGCGTCAGCAACAAACGAAACATCAGCCTGTGGGCTGTAGGTGCGTGCCTCTGACTTCACTACTGCTGGTGCAACTGCTGCATCAAACTTCTTTTCTTTGCGCAGTTCTGCAGCCTCAGCCGAACGCTTTTCAAGTTCGCTGTGGGTTTTGATCTGCTCATCAAGTGAACGCACTTCGTCAAGTGATGCAACAATTTCTGCATCCTGTTCTGGTGAAAGTTCACGGGCTTCTGCCTGTGCTGCTGCAACAATGGCATCTGCCTTTGCAAGCGCAGCATCACGCTTTTCGATTAGGGATTTGCTGAATGACATAATGACCTCCAAGATCATCTGATTTGAATGTGTGTTTTCCTTTCAGTGTTAGGAGGTCAGTGACAAACTATGTCGGCTGTCTAACGGCTGCGAAGTTTCTGCAAAGCAACCTGATTTTTTCTCAGGCTCAATGTAGAAACTGGTGCAACAATAACAGGTTCATTTTTCTTGCGCAACTCTGCCACCGTCTGCTCATATGCAGGGAAGGTAACAACGCTCACATCAAACAGTTGCACCTCACGAAGTTCACGCACAGAGCGATCCGTGTTCCAGTTATCTTTGATCGTGCGAAACGCAAAACTCATTTGTGATAAATCGCCACGCTTCATTGCAGACATGATCCGTGCAGCATCAGGATTCATCGGATCAAGTTCAGCCTCAACACGCAAACCACGCTCATCCTCCTCAAGTGCAAGAGTGCCAGACTTCGAACGGGCTAGTGGCACGCCTTCATGGTCAATCAACAAACGCACATCAGCACCATCGTTCAATGTTTTGCTGAAAGCCCCACGCTTCACAAACTCTGTGAAACCCATATATTCAGAAGGTGAATCCCATACGGCTGCATAACCAACAAGTGTTTTGCCTTCGTTCTCTGAACGCACTTCAAGATTGGAGTACGCAATGCTGCGCTTCTCATCCACTTCGGTTGCGATCCATTGCACAAGTTCACTCATAATTTTCTACCTTACTATTCGGAATCTAATCTTGCCACAACACGGTTTGCATATTCTTGTGCCCTGCGTGCTGAAGCCTTTGATGAACCACCACCCCAAAGAAGCATGGCAACCAAACCTGCAGTGATCTCATCACCCTGCACAGCATCAAGATCGTCAATGTGTCTTGCGATCCATGCACCAATTTTGCGCCACTTCGCTTCACTGACCTGACCTGCAGCCATATCCCGTGCATCCTCAACGGTCTGTGGAACAAGCCCATCACCAGACAAACCCTGCTCATGTAACGCTAAACCACGCTTCGCTGAAGCACGCATGAACGCTGGTGCAGACAAATCAACAGCCCTCAGTTCAGATTCCTCTGGCATTTCCTCTGGCTCATCCTCTGTTTCATCAGCCTCATAAGAAGTTTTTGCTTGCATCAGCAACATAATCGCAGAATCAATCAACGAAACCATTTCATCATTGCGTTTGTCCATGCTGCGTTGCCCCACTTCACCTGCAGGTTCTAAACCTTCAGCCAACGACTGTGCCACCATTCGATCAATGGCATCCTGTTTCGTTTCATAACAGTCCAATGTGGTTGCTGATCCGTCTGCCTCAATCTTGACTGCAGCCCAATTAGCGCAATCGGATTGGTTCTCTGAAATCCCGTAAGGCATGGTCAGTCTCCGTCTGGTGTCATCACACGCACATTCGTTGTGCCTGTGTTTGTGATTCCATAAATCGTTTCACCTAACGGCAAATGGATTTCTATAGTTTGGTTATTAGGCAAATGCAAACCACTAGATGAAGTCACTGCGCTATCACCTAAATATGTGCTTCCACTTGTTGAGTGTAAATAACAGATACGGTTCAAGTTATCTGCAGCGATAAGCAAGGTTGCTGAAGTTGTAACTGTTACGGCTGTTGATTTCATGGCTTACCTTTCAGGTGGTATTGCGTCTGTGCCTAATGTTGGCAACTCTCCACCCTCAACACCTGCAACAACTGTGCCAGCCAAGCCCATAACAAACTGATCTCCACCGTCATAAGGTTCACGGTTCTCAATCTCACGAGCCTCATTAGGTGTCAGTGTGCCGTTCATGATCTGTTTCTGTTGTGCGTTCACACGGGTCATCAAATCTGCACGCAAAAACTCCTCTGGGTTGAAACGCACCGATTGTGGGCGTGGCAACATTTCGCTGAACGCTGATTCCAAACGGCGAACCCAACCAAGCAGCGTGTACTTAAAGAACGCTGAACCTAACGCCTCAATGTTTTGGTATGTTTGCGAATCGCCACCAGTGCCAATGATTAGGTGCAACGGTATGCGATATACACGGGCAATGTCTCGAATGATTGACTCTTTATGTTCCAGCATTTGCATATCGGCTGCGCTGGTGGTGATGCTGCGCCACTTCAAACCACCTTGCAACACGGCAGGCTTCCTATGTTTGTAGTGTGATTCCATCCAGTTATCACGGATCTGGCGTGCCTGCTCAGTGGTTAGGGAACTATCTGTTTCCAAAACTGATGATGGTGTTGCGCCTTCACCGTAGAACTGTGCAAGGAAACGATCCATTGCCAATCCCATGCCAACTGTGTTGCGCATAGTTTCTAACGGGCTGATGCCTCGCAACTGGTTTGGAAGGATTGCCCAATGGATTGCACGCACATCTTTGCTGGTGTATTGAACTTTGCCTAGATCATAAATCATTTCGCCTGTGTCTGTGATTGCGATTCCTTTGACAGCGTGGGGGTGAATATTGCGCATCTCAACGGGAAGTCCGTCTGCGCCTTTTGGTGCATAAATGTAGGCGTTGCCATGTAATGCAAGAGTGAGCATTGTTTGATGCACGAACTCAAACATGTTTTGGTGATCGTTGGGTTGTTGCAGGACTGATGGTGTTGGTAGTCGTTCAATCCTGCCTCCTCTTGTGCGCACCAGTTCAACAGGCATGGATGCGATGGAGTCTGCAAGGATAGTCACTGAAGCAAGAACTGCGCTATGTGCAACAGCAGTAATCTCTGTGACGATTTCGCCAGACCAGTTGTTATATAACGGGCGTGCAGTTATCTGGTACGGGTCAATGCTTGTTGGCAATGCACGCTGTTCAGATTTTTTCCACAAACTCATGCTGCAAAGCCTCCACCGACAATCAAGAGAACACCAAGCACAATAACACCAATCGGAACACTGAAGGATGCTATGCCTGCGACAACACAAATCGCACCAACAAGTTCAACTGCTGTTGTAATTACTTCTCTAAGTTTCATGACCAAATATCCAATACTGATGGGGTTACTGTTTCTACGGGTTTAGTTGTTGCACGATCCAACGCCATAACCATAGCAATACAGGCATCTATCTTTCGTTTCGATTTGCCTTTGCTTAGTGTCCAGCCTTTATCACTCATGCGTTGCGCAGCCGATAACACCTGATCTGTGAATGTTGGTGTTCCATCGTGGGCAACCTTCTTAGACACAATCATTTCGTAAGCGTTGCCACAGGCAGGGATCATTCGTGAGGCTGACTGTGGGAATGTCACAAGGTTCATGCCCTCATCAGACAGATATTCGGCTGAACGCTCAAAAAATGCAGGGTCATACACGAACTCTCGCACCTCATAAGTGTTGTGCAGTTCCCGTAAATGGGCTTCAACACCAGCGATATCAATACCTTCCAACTCTGGATTCCAAATCTTTGCACGCACAACAACCCGATCATCCTGTGGTTGCGCCACACAAACAGCAATCGTGTCACGCTTCAACGCCATATCTATCCCCACCCACACAGGCAAATCAGGATCAAGTTGATGTGTATGCGACACACATTGTTCCCACGCACCTGCAGGCAACCACGATTCTTGGCTTCGTGTCCAGTTGTTTAATCGCCACCTGCGCACACTTGACTCTGCCGACTGTTTCACGGCTGCTGCTAAATCCTCTGGATCGAGCAAGCCTTCAGCAAGGTTCGGGTTTGCGATAGCCCATGCCTTACGATCATTCAGGTCACAATCCTCTGGGGCTTCCCACCACCAGAAACCAAAAGTGTCATCATCAACTTCGCCAGAGGCAACTTGTTTCCCGTATTGGTACATTTTGCCTGCAGGTGAATCCAAATCAAAGCCTGCAGTTGTGATGCTGATGCTGATTGGCTCGATACGGTTGCCTGAACCCAACTGCATCTGGTCAAGCAGATCACTGTTGGATTGTCCCCACACCTCATCTATCAGCGAAACGGATGGGTTGAGTCCAGCCAAACCTTTCACTTCGCTCGATAGAACACGAAACACAGAACCAAAACGGGGCATCTCAATCGCATCACGATAAATCTTTGCCTCAGCATTAAGCAACGGGCTGTTCTGTATTTGTTGTTTCGCTTCACCGAAAATAATTCGTGCCTGCTGTCTGTCGTTTGCAATCGCATAAATCTCTGAACCAGCCTCACCACTAATCATTGTAAAAACACCTAGCGCACTCATCATCAGGCTCTTGCCATTTTTGCGTGGCAAACCAATCATGGCTCTGCGATAACGCAACCTGCCCGTCACATCATTTCGTTCAAGCAAAGACTTCAGCAACCATTTCTGCCAGTTGGTGAACTCCAATGGTGCGCCAGCCTTAAAACCTTTCAACACCTGAAAGTGTGCTTCAGCGAACGCAATCAGTTCATCACCATCAGATTGCAAATATTTTCTTGGCGTATAAAACGCAGGCTTCCACTTATTTAGAGGCTGAACGCTTTTCGGCAATGCGCCTGTGGAGATCGCTGAACTCATGCTGCTTCACTTCCCCTGTTCCTAACAGTCCTCGCTCTGATGGTGTAAATCCTATCTGACCAAGAAGTGTGATTATCTGGCGATCAATTTCTCTCAACGCTCTACGGTCACGCCACGCATCAGGATTCTGTTGCAATCGAACACGCAGCCTTGTGCGTTCCTCTGTTGCCTCACACAACATCAACACAAGTTCTGTATCCATGTTTTGTTTCAACCAGCCTGCGCCACTAGTCCAGACCTGTGCCCACAAACGCAAACCCTGCTCACCTAACGGGCGTGAAGGATCAGGGATGTGTGAACTAGGTAGCGCAGTCACGCTTGCTGTTGGTGTCTCTTTGGGCAGTTTCCTTCCAGACGGATTACCAATGCGCTGCTTACGCTCAACAGGTTTCCTGTTACTGCCACCACTACCTTTGCCACCCATGTTGTTTAATCCTCAATTCGTTAGATCAACAGTGTTGCACAAAACAAAAATGGGGCGCACCCTGCGATCAGTCAGAGTGCGCCCCACAGGGGGAATGTTATGCAGCCAATGTCATCTGATCAGATATCTGCAAGATATGTTTGCAAACAACTTTTCGATATGCGTGATGTGGGCAAGTACACGACCACTCCGAACCATTACGCACAACAACATAAGTTGTGTCACCACGACTGCTGCGCACCTCATACACATCACCAGTCGGAACAGCAAACTTCTGACGATCAACAGGATCAATCCAATCCATACCCAACGCCTGCGCAACGCCACGCTCAGTTCCATCATCAATCTGCACACCATCACGGAACAAACCGAACTGCGACAACTTCATTCCCTGCGCTTTCGCTTTCTGGCGCATCACAACATTCAGTTCCTTAGAGCCTGTGATGAACCAAAGAAAAGCACCCCACTGGATTTCAGTAGCGCACCAAATGTCCACACCCAAAATCTGCCCATCCAAATCCATCTCACCATGCGCAGCCTTCTCGCCAGAACGCACATAATCCAACCATTCAGGCAACTCAATCAAATCCAAAGATTCTGCAAGAACCACAATGTCAATATCACCAACCGTTGCAGCCTGTCGGCGCATAGAACCACCCAACTCACACACAACACCAGCATCACGAAAGAAGTCCAACAACTCTTGCGCTGGTTGCACAAGATCAGCGAACGGTCTGCGCACCTTCATCACAGCACCACCGTTGTATCAACAACTGCACCATCAACAACCAGCAAGTTTGCGTAATAAACCTTCTTGCCATTCGTGCGCTTAATCGCTGCGAAATGTGACCAACCCAACTGCGCTTTGAA